AGGCAAGAGGTGCATTACTTGCCATATAGGTTTGTGTGGCTTCTAATATCTCTTCTTTCATTGACTTTATTATCTCATGGTTATTTGTATTAGGTGAGTATCCTGCAATAATTTTAGCATTTTTAATACTACCATTTGCTTCTGCAAACAACGCATCAAGAAATTTTTGTTGTCTTTCTGTTAGTTTTCTAGCCATATTTTATAAACTTTCTCTTTCTAGGTTTAAAAAACTCTTTTAAGTTTTCTATATGCCTTTTTCTAAACTCTTGTTTTTTTAACTCAAGCCGACTGCTTTCATTCGAGATATAAGTCTGTCTGCTCTGTTTGTCACTTGTTTGTACCATCTTGAGTCCTGCATCTGATTTCCTGCTTCAATCCAATCACCATCTCTAATGGCTTGTATCATCTTTTTAAATTGAGATAGTCTAGGTCTACCCATATTAAACATCATGTTAGCTGTAATTAATTGTACTTCTTCAGGTAACTTATCCCAATCATCAAATAATCTTCTACACTCACCTATTGTAACATTTATGTCTTGTTCAAAAACTTCGTTGACTCGTATCTCATCAACAGGTGTTCCCATCCCCATTTGGTACTCAGGGTCATCTTTAGTGATGAGATGTCCGATACCAAACGTAGGTAATCCAAGGTGGTCCAGATATACTTCGTATTTACATCCTTCATCTATTTTTAGTTCCTCTCTTAATCTATCTGTAAAATCCATTAATTTAATTTTTTTAACCTCTCGTTTTCTCTTAGTAATAAATAGTATGCTTTAGTTAATTCTTTATTATCTTCTTTTAATATGTATATAGTTTGCTGTGCAGCTAAAAGTTCTCTTCGTATTGTTTCTTCAAATGTATCTTCGTGGTTATCCCACCCATTAGCTTCAATCATAAATTTTATTTCTTTTGATACTTTTAGGTTTATTTGCTTTTTTCCATTGTTGGATACCTTTAGCTGAATGTCCTAAAATGGGTTTTTTAGTTCTTAACTTATTAACGTCACTTACTATTCTACCTTTACCTCTGCCAAAATTTTTAACAAAGTTTTGGGCTGTTTTTTTTGATAAAAATCTTACTACTTGATTTGCTATCACTCCAACTACAAATACTGGTGCTGCCATTATTTTTTTCCTCCTAATGCACTAAAACCGAAGTATGCTCCAACCAATCCACACATTGAAATATACTGTGTCATAAGTATGCTTTCTGCTTCTGCGAGTCTGTCTGGGAATGCCAAAGTTAGGATAGTGGTAATACCCATAAGAATAATTAAAACCCATGCCATTCTCCTTTTGTTTACTTGGTATGCCATCTTATCAGGCACTAAATCATTTGAACTGCATTTGCAGTCTTCTTTTCCACATGCACATGCCATATTTTATTTAACCATCTTTAAATTTTTTTGCACTTTTGTTGTTTTTACTTGTCCTCTTTTAGGTAAATTACCAGACTCTTTTTGTTTTTTCATTTTATCTAATATGTTAAATCCTTTTTTTATAGCAGATTTATCTCCTGTTAAAAGACCTTTATATATATTAAAAGGTACTTGCACAGAGGATTGAAAAACAATTTTTCCAACTTTTTTAGCAACATCTGTTCGAGTTACTCTAGGTTTTGGTTTAGGTAACGATATTTTTTTCTTAGATTTATTATTGTTATTAGCCATTTATTTTTTTCCATTCATAATTTGTAATCCTTGCTTACCAAATCTGTAACCAAAAGATGCTCCTATGCTAATGTATAAACAGTTAGCAAACCAAGAAGGTGTGTTTGCATTTAAGAAATCAAACCCTTCTTTAACGTAAGGTTGAGTCCAAGGTAGGAAACAGCCAACCAAGATACCACCAAAAATTATTGTCCAAAATTCATCTTTCCAAGAACCTGCCATTTGTGCTGTAAGGTTCTGTTCCATAAGCATAGAAGATGTAGCTTCAGTTTCATATACTTTAGCTTCTGCTTTTGCTCTAGCAACTTTTACATCTGTTTCTGCTTTAGCTTTATCAACTCTACCCTGTAACCATGTACCTGCGAGTGAAGCTATTGGTGAAATTAAACTTCCTAACATCTCCATCTTCTCCTTGCTTGTCTTAATCTACTGTTTGGGTTCTTTGCAGCTTTAGGAAACTTCTTCATCTGTCCTGCACTTCTTGCACAAAAAGACTTTCTTCTTGCTGCTCTTTTCCCTGTAGGTTTCTTTTCTGTGACTGCAGTTTGTAGCTTACTACCGGGATTTTTTCTCCTGTAGGCAGCTACTCCTGCTTTAGTCATACCTGCACCTGCCTTAGTAGGTCTAAAGTTCTTCTTATTTCTCTTAGGCATGTTGTCAGGTTTACGTGCCATAATTAACCTTGAAAGAATATATGGTAAACTAATAAAGCTATGATAAGTAATTTACCATAGTCTAAATCAAAGTTTGTTCCTTCACCAAATCTTTTATTCCATACTTCAAATTTAATTTTATCCCAATCAATCATGTTGTTTCTCCTTTACCTGTAGGTTGACCCATATAAACACAGGTACTATATCCATTTAGATATTGAGGGTCTTGTATTATTTTATTTCTTGCATGTTCTATATAGGCATAACATTTATCTGATGACGAAAAAGGAAAATTAACCATTGGAAAATTTACCCAAGTAGAACTTTCACCTAATGCCCATAGTATTGTTATTACTGGTATCCACATATTTTACTCGCTTTCTTTAGGTATACAATAAACTTTGAGAAAGATTTTGTCTCCTGCCTGTCTTTGATGTAAGTCTTGCTGTCGCATTTTTCCTGCATATTCAAGGCACGTATCCAAATCATTGAAGTAGACATTTTCTTTAATCTCTGTTCCTTGTAAAATTACATATAAAACCCATAAAAGTTTCACTATATGATACCATATTTATATATTTTTGTCAAGAAAATTGTCTGTATCGCTTGACTTTTTTTGCAATACCTTTAGGCTGTTTAGTAAACTGTTTACCTGCTTTCTTACCTTTTCTTTTTGCTTTTGTTGTTGCTGCATATTCTTGTGGACTTAATGCTTTTATTGCAGCACTTGGTAAATATCTTTCACCTGTTTTACTAGAAGGTTTTCCAGACTTTGTTCTCCACTTTTGTTTACTCCACGCTTTTAATGATCTTTGTGATTTTTTAAGTGCCATTATTTAAATTGTTCCTTTATATTTCTAATTACACGTTTAATATCAAATGGTTTTTCATTTGGTCTGTAAGGGCATTGATATTGTCTAGGACATTCTCCTGCATCATACGGAAGATATTCTCTATATTGTGTATTATTAGCACCTACAAATACACATACACGTTGTTCTTTGCCTAATATTTGACTTGCTAATCTGCATGTTGTCATTTTAGTTGTGTTATCTTTTGCAAATACTACTATTCCAAATAAGATACCAAAACTAATAATTATTAGGACTATTAGACAGAGACGCTGATTATCCATATCATCCAACCTATTGCACTACATCCTATTAAAGAAGCTATGCCTATGATTGTATAATCTCTTATCTGTCTTTTCTGTTCCTCTCTTGCGTAGATAGCTTCTTGTCTAGCTTTTCGTATACGACCTTCTTCTTTAATTAAGTCATCCCATGACTGTGTGCCATAGTGTGCTATTAAAAAATTTCTTAATTCTTCTCGTTGTTTCTGTAATTTCTTTTTAGCTGAAAAACTTTCTATTGCTACTTGCTCAATAGACCCATTAAATATTTTATCAAATGTTGTTGGGTTATTAGCATTCTTATGTACATTGTCTACGTCACTTACTGCCGACATCCATCTACTTAATTCAGATGACATGTCTTCAATTTCTTTGCCTACCATTATAGCTTTTTTAATAGCATTATAGGCTGTGGTTGCACCTGTGACAGCTGCAGAAAGGGTTAGTGGGTCTATCATGTTGGGGTATCCTAAAGTTTAATTTAATAACCAGTCAAAAAAACTTTTCCCCTTCTCCTCTGAAGTTACTTTTTCTAACCAGTCAAAAAATGGCTGTGATGGTTCAGGCAATTCTTCCATTGCCACATTTATTGTTTGTAAATCATTTATCTCTTGAATTTCTTCAGGCATGTAGTCAGACATTAAGTATATCCTCCACCTGCTTTTTTATACCTGTTTGCAAGTAGCTGTGCTTTACGAGCCGACCATTGACCCGGAGCACCACCTTTACCACCTGCTTTAATAGAATTAAATAATCTTTTACGCATTGTTGGTTTTGTGTAGTTACCTGCTTTGTTAACAGAACTACCTTTGCTTAAT